GCTGAAGCAGATTTTCTAGGCCGAGTAATGGCTCACGCTATGGTGAATGAGCTTAATTCGATTGAGAAAGAAGCTGGTGAGGGAGGAAGAGATCCACACCCTCTTCAATTAGCTGCCATGAGCAGGTCTATGTCCTCTGGGGGTTATAAGAATCAAATGGAGCCTAAAAGGTCTTTAGGACATAAAACGTCTCTTCTAGCAGATAAAGGTAAGAAACAAGTAGTATTGGCAGCACAAAAAGCTTTGACATACGCGAAAGGGCATAAAGGTCTAGTAGGTGGAGTCGCTGGTGGAGCTGCAGCTCTAGGCGCTGGGGGGCTACTTGCGCACCATCTTATGAAGAAAAAAGAAGGCTCCGCTATGGAAGTTATGGCTCAAGAAGTTGCTTATGATTTAGCAAAAGAAGCTGGATATATTGAAAAAGAAAAACAAGCTTCTGTACTTGATCAAGCTATTTATACTCGTGCTCTTCAAATTTGTGAAGAGGCGGGTTTACCGGTTGAATGGAATCAATAACGAGAGTGTAACCTCTTCTTACTTAGGAAATTAGTGATTACGATTAATGTTACAGCCTTTTGGGATGAACTGGAAAAGATAGCCGTACAATCACGTTCTCCTTTTAGTCCTTGGAAGTCTCAAACTGTTGGGGCACCAAGGACTAAACTTCCACCTATACAGATGGATAAAGCTCCAACTTTATCAGGTAATTTAAGTCCTAAGTTAGTAGGACCGGCTTCTCAGTACGGCAAGCGGCAAAATTATTCACAATCTAATACTGATGTTGCGCCCACTGTAAATCCTATGATGGGATCTTCGGAACGTTCTGTTCCTACTCCCAATGTAGTATTCGGGGCGCGTTAAGGAGGACCTAATGCGTTTTTCTCTACAGGATATGGTCCGAAACACGCTAGCCGAAGCTGAGGAGCGAGAAAAAATTGCTCAGCTTCAAGAAAGTGAATCGGAAAAATCCAAAAAGCAAGAGAAACAAGAATATTCTGATAAGGTTAGTACTACTAAAGAAACGGGAAATACTCCAGAAAGAAATTATGATAGTTGTGGAGAAAAGACTTCCTCTGTATATGTTGAAAAATTAGCTAGTGCTGTAGGTTACCTCAATTCCCATTTTTTAAAGACAGCCGTTGGAGAACCAGAACCTTCTCCTTCACATAAAAATCCTACTGCGGTTACTGGTGCTGGTATAGGTGCTACAGCACTAGAAACTAATATGAATAGTCCCACTACTGGAATGCAATCTGAAGAATTTGGCGAAGCAAAAACAGGAAAGCCCCCATTAACTCCTGGTCAAGACTCTAAGTCTCCAGGACAAACTAACCCTGCTACTGCACTTGAGACAAATTTGTCTAGTCCTCCTGGAGGTAATGAAGACTGGACTCATCAGGATAAATTAAAACAATCTTCCGTACAAAAGAAGTATGCTCAACTTCAACGAGTAATGGGTATTATGTCTAAAATGGCAGAAGGTGCTGAAGATCCTTCTGATTCAGAGCATGTTTCAGCAACTCGTAAAGATGTCCCCCCTTCAGCTACTAAGTCTGAAGAGGGTGTTCCACCGCTACCTGGAACAGCTAGTAAGCAATCTAAAATGGTAACTAATAGTAATGCAGCTATAAATTACACTAAGCAGGACGCGAAGGCCGTACCCAAGGCACAGATGGGTGAGGTTATAGATGAACCAGCCCAGAAGAAGTCCACGGACCCGGTTCTTCAACAAAACCTTGATGCAGCATCTAGCGCGGGAGTAAAAATATCTTCCCTCGAAAAGTCTGCTGCCGCAAGGGCATTTCTCCGAAAAATAGCGGAGGAAGGGGCGAAAGAGGATGCTTCGCCCGAAGAAAAGGAGAGGGCTGCTAAACTGCAAGAAGCCCTCAAAGTCAAACAGGAAGAGAAAAAAGAAGCTAATTTTGGTCGCACTATGCCCTTATCTGGTGGGTACTAGGAGATTATAATGAATCAAGAAAAGATCAGTGCTGCGCAGGCCGCTCAGGTCTATGCAGAAGTTCCTGCAGTTCTACGGAGCTTACTTGTAGAAAGAAACGACTTGCAAACAAAATTAGCCGCAGCTGAAATAAAATTAGCCGAGTATGTGAAATCTGACCAAATTGAAAAGATTGCTCGAAAAATGGATGAAAAGGGTGTAGACCCCAGTTCCTCTTTTGCTGAAAAAGTCGAGCGGATTAAAGAGGCAGAATCTCGTGGTCGTTCTCTCGATGTAATTGCGGAAGCTATTGAGATGACGGCTCCCAATGGGGATCTTGGCAAATTGGCAAGTGAAGCACCGGGAAATGGTGCAGATGTTCTAACATCATATCTACTGGGTGGCTTATCTGGTTAGCAGTATAACGAAGAACAAGGAGACTTAAAGATGGCCGTTAATTTTACGCTGGTAACCGACCTCCAGCATGTTATTAGAAGGGACTTTTATCTGGCTACACCTGCAATGGCTGATCCTACATATACAAATCCTCTAATGGATGGAGAGTTTGTAAATCTGGATACTGCATATAAATTAATTCGAGGAGTGAATGGTAGTATGGGGTGGGCGGTATTTAGTGATATTGGGGTATTCGATGCTCAAGCTATAAAGAAAAAGACTGTTCTCTTTGGGCAAACCTACGAAGCTGATACTCGCGTATTTACTTCTACGAGTCTAGCTTTAGGTGGGAAGTTAGAGATTGGCGCTAGTGTTACAGTGGACACTAAAACCAAATCAGGTTTAGTGGTTTGGGGTTCAGGCGTTGTAATTGGTTATGTAACTCGTATGCCAGCTAATAATGGTGGATTACTTCGATTTATCCAGACGTTGGTATAATCGAGAAACGCCTATAAGGAGAAAATAAATGAGCGTTCCCGCAAGAATACTTAATGATTTGTTTGCCAATAAAGTCGGTACGGCTGAAGGCAAGGAAAAAATAGCAGAACACGGTGGTACATATATTCGTGATAGACTTCGTGAAGTAGCATTTTCACGTAAGATTATTCCCCCTATTCCTGTTACTAGAGCGGATTGTCAGAGGTCTCCACATCACGATGGTTTAGTAAAGATTGTTGATGTAGAACCTAAATCTCGTGCTATGTCTTTGACTTTCCGAGGACAACCTAGTGCGCGTTTTATTCGTGCAAGTAAAGCAGAAGTAGCTTTTTGGACTATCTCTAGTGAAAAGTTTGAAAAGACTGAGCAAGAACTTCTAGCTTATGAAATGCCTATTACAAAAGTTATAGAAGATAACTCTGTAAAGGACATTCAAGAGATAGAAGACCGCGAATTTGTTATCCACATTGAAGCAGCAGTACAAGCTCTTCAATTTGAAGCTAATGGTAATGTCAGTATTACTAGTCTTACAGCTTCAGCAATTCAAGGTGCCACTCCTCCAGTAGAGTTCTCTGTACGTAAAGGAGAGTTAGCCAGAGCTGCCACAGAAGATAACGGAGTAGTGTGGCCAGTTCAAAGACCCGATTTTGCTAACCTCTTTAAACTGCTGGATGGTAATCGTCTTCGTATGGAGCAAGTTCTTATTTCGGAGCCGGATTGGGATGACCTACTTCAGTGGACTGTAGAAGATGTAGGTAGCAAAATTCAATCTGAAACTACCGTAGACGGGTATAAGTATAATCTGTTAATGGGTCGACAATATGTTAGGACTGTTAAAACTGACATTCTTCGTCCCGGAAATATTTATGGATTTACTTCACCGGATTTCTTGGGTAGATTTTATATCCTTAATAACACTAAGTTTTATATTGATAAGATTGCTAATTTGATTACGTGGCAGTCTTGGGAAGACATTGCTATCGCTATTATTAATATTGCATCAAGTCGTAAACTGGAACTTTATTCTGGTGACGCGACTGCAAATGATGGCAGCGGTATTCTTAGTAGCAAGAGTCCTATGGCTGAAGAAGATCTAGGTGCGGAAAATAATCGGGTAGAATCGGGATTGGTCTATCCAGGTATCGAGATTTATTAGCCTATTGACTAGTCTGTAATAGGTTTATTGGTTTAGGATAATCCCACAGCGCCAGCATCTGGTTAGAAGGGTGCTGGCGCTTTTTTTATTAGGAGCAAGTTGTGTTAGGTAATGTTTATGTAGTGAAAAATATAGTAGGAGACGCCCGTACTCGAACTCATCGAGCGCTATCTGCTACAACTCAGTTAAGAAAGCTATTTATAGCGGGTTTTAGATTAGTTCCCGGTAGCAAATTAACTCTTTCAGAAAGTATATTTCAAAAAGAGGCTAAAAAACTTAAGCAGTATCTTCTAGATGGGAAAATAACCCTCATTCTTCCTGATATGACAAAAATTACAACAGCCCATACTGGTGAGTTTATTCTTTCTCGTGTTGATGGCGCAATTAAGGTATTACCGAAAGGAGAACTCCCTAATTGTTTTCAGTCTATAAAAGATATTGAGACAGACGTACCTCCGGTTATTGATGTTCCTCTAGAAGAGGTTGTATTAGAATCAGAGATAGAACTTAATCAAGAAACTTTGAATTCTGGAACTTCAGAATTTGGAGTATCCGCAGATGGTCCTAGAAGAGGCAGAAGGAGAAAACAGTGGTAAACGTAGTTAATGTAACAGATCGAATTCAGGAGATTATGCACTGGAAGGTATTTCCTAATAGCAATAGATGTATAGACCCACTAGGGAATATTCGAACTTCTCTACCTGATGTTATTGCTTATAGTGACATAGCTAAATATTTAGCAAGAAATGGTATTCTAAAAATAGAGGGCTATACAGTAGACCCTTAATTGAGAACTACTCAATTAAAGGATAAATGATTAAATGGATTTAGGAGCAGTATCTTATTATTCCGATGAAATGAATGATGTACGAAAAAATGAGAATCCAGTAGAAAAGGATTCTGCTTTAGGACCTCCAGAAATAAAAAATAAAAGCAAGCAATCTTTATATGGTCGTCAAATTCTTAAAGGGCAAGAAGTAGAAAAAGAACATAAAGAAACTATTGATTGGATTAAACATCATCCCGAGACTCCATTGGAAAATGCTACTAGAAGTATCGCTTTCGATCATTTAAAAGAAGATCCAGAATACTATACCCATCTTAAAGACATGGAGGAAAAATATAAGAAGTCGTCTTTAATTGGATTCTACGATGAATTAGAAAAGATAGGTATTTCTAATGAATTTATAGAGCGAGGAATAAGGTCTGGCGAGCAGCGGCTTAAGAAGTTAGAAACTCCTTATACTCCACAGGAATGGAAAGAGATTGGTAATGATATCGATAGAAGATATCTTTCTAAGTGGATTGACATGGAGGCGATAAGAAAAAGGATACACGGAGATAATCCAATACCAATACAAGGTTCTGAGTGGTACAAACAGCATAATGATTTACTCCTAAATAATTCCAAATATCGTAATTTACTACAGCCTGTAAGAGAGGAAGAGAGGGATCCAGGTCTATATAGAGAATATGAAATAGACAAATTAAAGCCTAGAATTAATAAAGTAAAATCTAAATTAGAAGATAAGAAAGTATCTCAGGGTATTACTAAACTTAAAGAAGAGGCTAATAAAGCTAGTGAGTTACTGAAATTTAATTTTAAGCCTGGAGATGTTAAACCCAATCCTCTTTCGGGTTTAAATGAGTATATACCGAGCTCAAAATCGGTAATTAAAGAAGCCCCTAAAGGTCTATTAAGTAAAATTCTAAAACACCCTGCTACTAAAGTTGTTGGTGCCGGTACGGCATTAGTAGGTGCTGGTTTAGGAATTAGGCATTTATTAAGAAATAAGAAAAGGGGGTTAGAGAAACAATCTTACCAAGAAAGAGTACAGGGATTGGGATGACAGCGCAATTACAAGGATTATCTGGAATACCTGGGGTAAGCCCAAAATTTAATTCCTTTATACAAACTGTAAGATTGTTTATGAGAGACCACACTCAACTCAATAGGTTAATAAAAGGAGAAGAATCTTCAGATAGAATGATAGCTTGGGCTATTCTAGATTTTCTAAGTGATTTTGCTGGAACTCCACCACCATTGGGATATTACACGCTTGACCAGCTTCTGGAGATGTACTATCAATCCTTTGCTCTTCGTGGGACAGTAGTAGCCCTTCTCCAGTCCGTAGGATTACTCCAAACTCGAAATCATCTCCCATTTTCTGATGGTGGAATAAGTCTAGAGGTTTCTAATAAAGCCCCTATGTGGATGCAATGGATTAGAGATTTTCAAAATAAATATGAACAAGAAAAAGTAGCTCGTAAAATTAGTATGAATATTTCACAAATGTTTGGAAATCCATCTGGTATCTGCAGCGAATATTTTTATATAAATTTTGTATATGGTTTATATTAATGTCTTGTGCGGAACTAATTATTGGGATAATAATATTAATCATGGGAAGACCAAAATTACACAATTACGAAGCGATTATAGAGAGCTACAAACAAGGAAAAACTATAGTCGAAGTATTTAAAGAATCTGGTATTACAGAAAGAGTAATTAGATCGATTATTACAAAATGCGGTTATTCCATTAGAAAAAGAGAGCCTTTAGATAAAGAGTTGATCATAGAATTATATAAAGAAGGAAAGTCTATGCCCGAAATATCTAAAGAACTCGGTTGTTCCATAGGAGGAGTAGAAGACGTTTTAAGAAGAACAGAAACTCCTCGGCGTACTGGAGCCAAAAGAAAAAACCTTATCAAAAAATTAGGTTTTATCCCTACCAAAGAATGGGCAGAAAGTATTGCACAGAAATATGATA